TCGAAGGCCGGTCAGCGCATCTACACGCAGCTTCTGCGCTCCAGCCAAGACACCTTCGTCACGGCCTCGCGTCAGGATCCCGCCTACCAGTCGCCCAAGTACGCCGGTATCGACCTCGTCCACGCTCCCAAGCTGGATGAGTACGCGGGCTACACCGGAGGCAGCAACACCGAGCTGACTGCCACCGACAAGGGGCCCCGCTACTACTTCATCAACGGCAACTACATGAAGTTCGTCTTCCACACGACGCGCTACATGTACCAGCACCCCGCGATGCGTCACCCCAACCAGCCCTTCACCACCATCGTTCCGGTGGATAGCTGGTACAACTTCGTCTGCCGGTCGCGTCAGCGTCAGGGCATCCTTGCTCCCACCGGTGGCGTCTACACCGCCTGATCTTTAGGAGGACATACCAATGAGTTTCCCGATTGTTGCGAAGCCGGATAACAAGGGCTTCGGCATGGGCGAGTGGACCGTCAGCCTCACGGCGGGCGCTGCCATCACCAAAGGACTGATCTACGCCATTGATGTTTCCGCCATCACCGTGACTCCCATCACGGACGATAGCGGTACGGAAGTGGGCCACAGCGTCAACATCGGCACCATGGTTGCGCCCGCTGTGGCGGGCAACACCCTGGAGACGGTTGACACGGGCATCTTCGCCGTGGCGCTGGAGAGCGCCTCCAGCGGCGACAAGTGCCTGTTCTGCTTCCGTGGCGTGTGCGAAGTGCAGGGTGGCGACACCAGCGCGGCGGGCACGCTCATGGCGGCCAACACCTCTGGCAAGGCCGTCATCGCTGCTACGGCGACGAAGGGCATTGCCTACATGCTTGAGGCCAACACCAACGACACCACGCTGCACCCCGTTCTGTTCGACGGGGTCAACGGGTTCTCTGGCGGCCTGATCTGATCTGAATAGATCGAACGGCGCGGGGGCTTCGGCTCCCGCGCCACACCCCACCTGCTGCAAATGGCACACGCACTCATCATCACGGCGTCCCCGAGCGGGGGTCTCACCTACGGCGACAACGATGTCGTGCAGGTTCTCGACGGCCATGTGAACCCCGGAGGCGCGGTGACTGGCGCTGACAGCGGGTTCCGGTTCGTGTACTGCTCCGACAAGGAGCACGATGATCCCGATGTCGTGGCGCTGATGGCGCCGTGGGAGGGCGACCTGATCGACCCGGACGACCCGGATCTCGGGCGCGAGCAGCTTGGGAAGCGGCGCTACACGGTGACGCTGGCGGACGCGGCGCACCTGACTTGGGTGGACGCGGACAGCGCGGAGGCTGCTGCGATCACGAAGACCTGGGCTGAGATTCAGGCGCTGACCGGAGACAAAGCGGCGGTCTGATGGTCACGGTCATCACGAAGACGATTGGGCCGAGCGGGCGTGACTACGCGACGTTCACGCTGGCCGAGGCCGATGTGGAGAACATCGGGACCTCGTTTGACCTCGTTGCGAACGACGAGGCGATCGTCTTCGAGGCGGACGCGGGGACTTACACCGAGGCCCCCTACTTCAACAGCACTCTCACGACCGACGCGACCCGGAATGTGACCTACAGGCCAGCGTCTGGAGCGGAGCATGGCGGGGTCTTCGGAGCAGGTGTTGTCTTGCACGACAACGGGTCAGGGTATGGCGCAGCCGTGACCGTTGCCGACAGCTACACCGTGTTCGATGGACTTGAGGTCCATGTGAGCAACACCAGCGGATTCCGAACGGGCATGACCCTCGCGCTGCTGCATGACTTGTTCGGAGTCAAAATCCGCAACATGCTCATGTGGAGCCAAACCAATCGGACTCCACTCGGAGCCCCTACAGCTGGCTCATACGATGTCGGCTCGTCTACCGACCCGATTGTCTATGAGAATGTGCTGTTCCGAAAGACTGACAACTTCGCAGATCTGTGTGGTGCCGCTGCCCCCTCTGGTCAGGTCGGTCACTTCGTTATCGCGAACTGCACCTTCATCAGCGACCTAGCCCTGAACTACAGGGCGTTCACCATCTTTGCCCAGGGCACGCTCAATGTGCAGGTCACCAACTGCATGAGCCATGTGCCGTGGCAGTGGTATCAGACAACGCCGGGCACGCTGAACCTGACGGGCTCCAACAACTTCGGCGGCAGCAGCAACCCATTCCCCGTTGCCATCCAAGGCAGCCCCTACCCGATCACCGCGACCACGAGCTTCTCCACCCCCCTCGGCTCCGGGGACTACGCGGTCTACATGGGCGCGACCGGAGCCCTGGCGGATGTGACGGGCAACGATGTCTGGCAGCAGGGCGTCGGCCCTTCGGTGAACAGCGATGTCCCGACCACCGACATCAACGGCGTGGCTCGCAGCGGCGCGACCTGCAACCCTGGGGCCTTCGAGGCTGACGGCTTCGTTGCGCCGACCGTGTTGACGCGGACGATTGGTAGCGGCAAGGACTACTCGACCTTCACGCTCGCAGAGGCCGCCGTCACGAGCATCGGCTCAGGCACCGACCTGACCTTCTACAACGAGGCCATCGTCTTTGAGGCGGATGCGGGGACTTACAACGAGTCGGTCACCTTCAGCAGCACGCTGACGACGGATGCGACTAGGCAGGTGACCTACAAGCCTGCGGCGGGAAGTGAGCATGGGGGCAGCCTATCTACAGGCGTTCGCCTCGGGGCGGGCAGCTACAGCCAGAACATCCAAGACAGCTACACGGCCCTGAGCGGGCTCTCGATTGAGATGACCGCCGCCACAAACACCGTCACTCTGGCGGTCCTAGCGGGTCAAGGCGTTGCAGTCGAGAACTGTCTGTTGCTCAACGACGGGAACCGTGAGGCGCTTCGGGTTGGCCTCGGGGCTTCGGCTGCTGTCGGGTCAGCGAGCGAGCCGCTTCGGCTCTCCAACTGCGTGTTCCATACCGGTTCTGGGTTCAGCTATGTATACGCGATCCAGATAACCACCGGTTCTGGTCATGCCGTCTATGCCGATCTGCTCAACTGCACAATAGCTACCAATCCAGCTTCGGCGTTCTACTTCATGTTCGTCAACAAAGTCAGCGCCACGCTGGAGGCGAACTTCGTCAATTGCATATCCTTCGCCACAAAGACAATGGCGTCGGTTGGCAGTCCGACCATTACAGGCTCCAACAACTTCGGCGGCAGCACCAACCCCTTCCCGGTAGCGATCCAGGGCAGCCCGTATCCGATCACCCCGACCACCAGCTTCTCCACGCCCCTCGGCTCCGGGGACTATGCGGTCTACATGGGCGCGACGGGAGCGCTGGCTGATGTCGAAGGCAACGATGTCTGGCAGCATGGCATCGGGCCTGCGCTGAACAGTGATGTCCCTACGACGGACATCAACGGCGTGGAGCGCTCTGGCACCCGGTGCAACCCTGGCGCGTTCGAGGCGGATGGCTTTGTCGCGCCGACCGTGCTGACCCGGACGATTGGTAGCGGGAAGGACTATGCGAGCTTCACCTTGGCCGAAGCTGATGTCGAGAACATCGGCGGCTCTGCGGATCTGACCTTTGAGAACGAGGCCATCGTCTTTGAGGCTGATGCGGGGACATACACGGAGAGCGTCACCTTCCAGAGTACGCTCACGACGGATGCGACTCGGAATGTGACCTACAAGCCTGCGGCGGGGAGTGAACACGGTGGCGTGTTTGGCGCTGGAGTTGACCTAGTAGGGATGCCGGTCGTAACAGACAACTACACGACCATTAGCGGCATCCAGATAACTATAACAGCACTAACAATCAACTGGTGGTATGGTACGGGCGTCAAGGTGGATAGTCTGCTTATTAGAGTTCCCGACAACACTTGGGGCCTTGGGTTTTTGCGGGGAGGCAGCCTGACGATACCGAGCGTTGTTCAAAACTGCGTCTTTGAACTAAATGGAGCGGCTAGACGCGCAGTTACGGTCCTCGGCTATACCGGGGCAGATGGCTACGCAATATTCTCCAACTGCACAGTCACCGGGCAACCATCGTCCACTTCTCAAGCTGCTTTTGTAAGTATCGCGGAGCCACCTTTCACGGCGAAGTCGGAGCTGTACAACTGCATCGTTTTGACGAACCAAGCAGCGTGGAAAATATTTAGTGCTGGAACTCATACCGTCACTGGCTCCAACAACTTTGGCGGCAGTACCGAGCCGTTCCCCGTCGCGCTTCAGGGCACCCCCTACCCAATCACCCCGACCACCAACACCTCGCCCGGCGCTGGCGACTGGGCCATCTACGACGCGGACACGGGGGCGCTGGTATACGACTCGGACAACGATGTCCTGGGGCAGGGCATCGGCCCGGCGGGCAACTCCGCTGTCCCCACGACCGACATCTTGGGCAACACTAGATCTGGTGCCTTCTGCGATCCGGGGGCTTTCGAGGCATCGCCCGCCATCGCTAAGTCCCCAGGCGGAACGCTCGTCGGCGGATACGTGCCTGTGGGAACCTACGACGTGGTCCCTGACAGCTTCCCTGAGGCCGTTGAGGAAGCGATCCCGCTGTATAGCTCCACGTCGCAGGCGCTCTACGCTATCCGCCCCATCGTGAGCAGCGAGACCAAGGCGGGCAATATCTCGACTCGGACGTGGACTCTTCAGTATAGAAATGCTAGCCGTTCCGAGTACAGTAGGGTGCTGGAACTCTACGCGCTCTCGAAGGGGGGGGCCGAGGGTCTCTACTGGAACAATCAGAACTTCACCAGGGGGGGGAGCACCGAAACCGTTGTCGTCCGTATGTCTCAGGGGCCGCTCAAGGCCACTCGATCGACGCACGGACGGTACAAGTTCACGGTCAAGCTAGAGGAGATGCGATATGCCCCCTAGTGGTAGCCCCGTCAAGGAGCAGATCCTCGACGATCTGGTGACGACGCTGCAGTCCATCACTGCTGGCGACGACTACTACACGACCGTCGAGCAGGTCGTGCGTGTCGATGGAGGCCCCATGGAACTGAAGATGTTCCCGGCCATCGCGGTGCTCCCGACCAAGACGGAGTACGACCGCGAGGGGAGCCAGGGGACGACGACGATCAGTTCCTACTTCTATGTCCAACTGTCTCTGTTCCTGCGTACTCGCACGGACGGAGCCGAGAAGATCGAGCGCTTTATCCGCGATGTGCACAAGGCGACGATCGCCGACCGCACTCGCGGAGACCGCGCTGTTCATACAGCGGTGATTCAGGACGAGGTCACTTACCCGACCGAGGACGATGAGCCGTTCATCATTGCTGACTTGGTCGTCGAGATCGTTTACCGGACGAGATACAACGACCTAAACACACCTTCCTAGGAAACCAACCATGTCCTTTCGTACTCACCACCGCAAGCTTTTGCTCGCCCTCGAAGCCGATGAGGGCGTGGCGGAGACCCTTGACCCGACCAACGACTACATCGAGTGCATCGAGCCTACTTACTCGATCACCCCGCGCACCTTCGAGCGCAATGTGACTCGCAAGTCGATCACTCCGGCCCCGATCGTGACGCCCGGCATTGGGCGCGCTGCGGGTCAGCCCTCGGCTACGGTCGAGTTCTCTTTCCAAGTCGAGCTTGCCGGAACGGGTTCGGCGACGAGCCTGCCCCGCTGGAGCCGCATCCTTGAGTGCTGTGGCTTCGAGAAGCACGCCGTGGGTCTCGTGACTATCGACACGACGCCCCTTGCTGGCGCGCCGAACGATCCGCAGGTGATCAAGAACGGCGAGAACCTGTCTGTTGGTACTGGTGATACCGCGTACAACGCGAGCAACCGCATCGGTCGCTCGGTTGGCGATCACTTCTACGGCGACCGTGCGATCTACTACAACGCCGCAGGAGCTAGCGGCTCGGGCACCTCTGGTGACAAGCTGTACGGCCAGATCGACGATGTGAATGGCACCGTTCAGGCGTTTGCTGCCGCTGTCGGTTACGGGTTCGTGCCCGTGTCCACTGACGCGCTTGGTGGCGCGAACAGTACCTCGGCTACTGTTGCCCTGTACATGAGCAACACGGGGGATTACCTCGAAGCGACGGGCTGCCGTGGCAATGTCGAGTTCGTGTTTGCTTCGGGTGACCGGGTGCTCATGAACATCACCATGATGGGCGTGCTCAACAAGTATGTCAGCGGGTCGTCTGACATCACCATCGTCGGTGAGGGGCTCTCGATTCCTCCGGGTTTCGTGGATGTCGATCTCGCGCTCGGTGAGTCCACCTTCGGCATCACCGATGCTGATGACTCCACCGCCACGGTGTTCAACACGATGAACATCAACATGGGCAACGAGATGACTGTCCGCGAGTCGGTCAGCGCCTCGACGGGCTACGCTGAGACCGTCATCACTGGTCGCTCTAGCAGCATGACCTTCAACCCCGACGCGGTCGCCAACCTTGCTTCGAACGCGCAGCTTGACCACTGGCAGCGGTTCCTCGCTGGCGAGACCTTCCGTGGCAACTTCCAAGTTGGCTCGACGGCGGGCAACAAGTTCCGCTTCAAGTTCCCCGCTGCCCAGTTCACGGGCATCGCGGACGGCAACCGTGACGAGGTGACCATCCTCGACTCGACCTGCACCCTGACTGGCGGCGACTACGGCTCGTCGGTTCAGGAGGCTGTGAACGACACGGGCTCCACCTCGACCGCTATCTCTCCCCGCATCGGGAAGGATAACGAGTTCGTTTTCTACTCTCTCTGATATCGGCAACCACAGGAGGCAACCATGCCGATCGCACTTGATCCCAAGGCTACTTTCGAATACATCCTCGAAGACGACCGCAAGATCCCTGAGGAGGATCGCACGGTCTTCAAGCTTCGTGGCCTGACGGTGTCTGAGGAGGCTCGGGTCGCTGACTCGATGATCTCCTCGGTCCCTGGTCAGGACGAGCTTTCGATTCGTTCCGGCACGCACCAACTGACCGTGCTTCGGTACGGTCTTCGCGGCTGGTCGAACTTCAAGGACTCGTCCGGCAACGAGATCCCCTTCGAGGTGTCTTCTCGCCACCCTCGTCACGTCACCGATGAGGCTCTGGACCGCCTCTCTCCTAAGCATCGGCAGGAGCTTGTCAATGCCGTCATGGAGAGGGGAGAGGTTAAGCAGTCGGAGGGGGAGTGATCCGGGCGGCGGTAGCCCAATCATGGGGGGCGGCTGTTGCACGCGCGTGCAAGAAGCCGTTCCCCGATTGCTCGCGCTGCCGCCGCCCTCAGTACTCCAGCATGAGAGAGGCCTGGGGCTGTGACGCTCCTGCTCCTCGCGCGGTGTGGTCCGGCCCATGTTCGCGCTGTCGGGGTTCTCAGGAGGAGTGTCCCGATTGCAACGGCACTGGACAGATTGAGTACTTCCGGTGCCCAAGCTCAATGGTCACGTCTGCGCCTCAGTCGCTCCGTCTGCACGTGGACCTCATGATGCGGGCCTACCATCACTACGATCGCCGCAATGTTCTGCCCGCGCAGGGCGCGTGGCTAGATCAGTCGCGCAGCTTTCTGGCCTGCGTGGAGATTATCGACAGCGAGCGCAACTACTGGGAGGGCGTCCTTCATGAGCACCAAGAGCGCGAGATGAAGAGGATGCAGGCCCAGACCAAAAGCCCGAGGAGCCACAGATGAGCAATGCGACACTGACCTGGGAGCTTCGCGTCAAGGACATGGCGAGCGGTGCATTCCGCTCTCTTGGTCAGAGCGCGAAGCAGGGAGTCACTCAGGCTAGGTCTGCGATCGACCGGCTCAAGGATTCGCTGAAGGCTGTTCCTGGCCGCGTTCTCAAGGCGGCGGGCAGCTTCCTGAAGCTGGCCGCCGCTGCCACTGGGCTGACGGGCATCGTGACTGCGGTGCAGTCTCTTTTCCGCGCCACTAGGACGGGCTTGGCTGACGCCATCAAGTTCAACAAGGCGATGGTGGAGGTCTCAACCATCTCCGATGACGTGCAGAGGAACCTCGACGAGGTCACTCAGCAGGTGCTGGACATGTCCACCGCGTTCGGGATTGCAGAGACCACAGCCTCAAAGGCTTTGTATCAAACGATCTCGGCTGGCGTCACGGACACGGCAGACGCCATGGAACTGCTTGAGGGCGCTACTGTTCTTTCGACTGGTGGCCTCGCAGACCTGAGCAGCACCGTTGACGTTTTGACGGACACCATCAATGCCTATGGCTTTGACGTGTCCGACGTGACGCATATCAACAACGTGTTCTTCGAGACTGTCCGTCTTGGCAAGACCACGGTGCAGGAGCTTTCGGAGGGGCTCGGCGTTGTGACGCCAGTCGCCGCCGAACTGGGTGTTTCGCTTGAAGAGTTGACCTCGATGCTTGCGACCCTGACCAAGGGCGGTATCGACAACACGACGGCGATCATCTACATGCGGCAGGCTCTGGTCTCAGTGCTGAAGCCTAGCACGGAGGCTCAGGAGCTTATTGAGAGGCTCGGGCTAGAGTTCAACGTCTCCAAGATCCGCTCGGACGGATTCATCGGTGTCCTCGATGATATTCGCGACAAGGTCGGCGATGACGTGTACGCCCTCCAGACTCTGTTCCCGAACGTGCGCGCGCTGGTGCCCGTGATGGCCCTGGCCGGAAGTCGCTTCGAAGAGTTCAACGAGATCCTGGCCCAGATCAGCGACACGGCCTTGGACGAGGCGGCTCCGGCCATGCGGGCGTTCGAGCTTGTCATGCTCTCCAGCGGGAAGAAGGCGGAGACGCTTGCCAACGCATTCCGTCAAGGACTGATGGGTCTGGGCGCTGGACTGATCGAGGGCTTGACCGCGCCGATCACGACCATCGAGGAGTTGCAGGCGGCTTCGTTTGCTCTTCGCGACGGCATCTCAGGACTGTCCCCGGTGCTGAACGTCTTTGCTGGGGCCATGCTGATGTTCATCTCGACGATCCCGCAGGTGATCAGCATGTTCGCTTCTCTGGCCGTCACTTTGGGCGCGCCTGAGGGCCTCGCCGCAGGACTGAACCAGTCCGCTGACAGCATGGGAATGGTCGCGGACGCCGCGCGAGGCATGGCGACCAGCCTGATGTCTGGGGACGGGGACCTTCTCGCGCACTTCGATCGCATTGCCACGCAGTTCCGCAACGCTCCACGGCGACTGGCTCAAAGCATTTTGGACGCTCGCGCAGAGCTTGCACGCTACGGTCGTGAGAATGCCGACGCGATTGCTAGGAGCGCCACGGGTAGCGCTGCAGAGCGTGCGCGCCAGCTTGACAAGCAGGTCAAGATTCTTGAGGCCCAGTTCCGCAGCACGTATGGCCGCACCTTCAACAGCATGCTGGAGGAGGCTGCAAGGGCTTCTGAGGCCTCGGGCATCGAGAGCAACCTCGTCGGCCTGATCACTGAAGGCTTTGAGACCATGACCCTCTACAGGTCTCTCAAAGCTGCCGCCAACCAGGGGGCGGGGCAGTTCCTTGAAGTCGCGGGCATGACTTTCGAGTCGCTGAAGAATGCCTACGGCGAGGAGTTCACTCCTAAGGCGATCGAGATGTTCAAGCAGATCGGTCAGCTTGTGGACGACGCGGTGTCCGAGGGGGTGCTTTCCGATCGAGCCATCGACAACCTGCGTAGGCAGGCGACCAAGGCCCAGCAGGCGTTGCTCCAAGTCGGTGGGGAGGATCTTCGCATTGGCCTTGGGCTGCCAGAGGATATGCCCGACGCTCCGACTGCCCCGCAGTTCGATGAGGAGCAACTTGAGCGCTATCAGTCGGCTCTGAAGGGCATCGAGTTCCAGATCGACGTGCTTGAGGCGGCATCTCGCGAGAGCTACCAGTCACAGCGTGAGGCGATCGGGCTAGCTACGCAGGCGGCCCTGTACGAGTTGGAGGTCAAGCGTACGCTCGGCGAGGTCTCGCTGCAGCAGTACGAGTCCATGTACACGGCTATCATCGAGGGTGAGGCCAACAAGCTTCAGTCGATTGAGGAGTCTATCCAGCGTGAGCAGCAGGCACGCGAGCAGGCTGCCCAGCGCGCAATCGAAGCAGAGGAGCGTAAGGCCGAGGCCGCCGAGCGTGCGGCGCAGCGCGCTCTGGAAGCTTCTCGGAAGTTTGTGGAGTCCGGCAGCCTTGCCACGGCTCAGGCGCTGAGTATGAACGACGCGATCATCATGGGCGCAGAGCAGCTTGAGATGCTTCTGGTGAACGCGCAGGCCCAGCTTGATGCCGCCTCCATGATGATGCAGGACATGGGGCCCGACGAGGTCAGCGTCTACAGCGAAGAGGAGATCGCGCAGATGCAGATGAAGATCGACCTGCTGCGGGATCAGGCCATGGCCCAGTCTGAGTTGAACGATCGGATTCGAGACTACGTCACGGCTCAGGGCCAGGGGTCTGCGGCGGGCAATGCCTTCCGTGGTTCGCTGCAGAACCTTGCCACCCAGTTCAGCAACATCGGCCAAATCGCTGGCGACCTTGTCGCGAACCAGCTTCAAGCCCTGACGGGCGGGCTTGCTGACATGTTCGTTGGCGTCATGGACGGCAGCAAGGACAGCAGCGAGGCCTGGAAGGAGTTCGCGGCCAACTTCATCAAGGGCCTGCTGCAGATGACGATGCAGATGCTGATGATGTACGGCGTCTCGCTGATGCTTCAGTCGCTCGGCATCCCCGTAGGGGTCATGATGGGCGGCGCAAACGTTGCTGCTCAGGCGATGGGCGGCGTCAATGAAGGCGGCCTTGGCGAACTGGTCCCGGTCAAAGGCTTTGCTACTGGCGGCGTCGTCGAGGGCCTTGGCCGTATGACCCCCGTGCGTGGCTACGCCACTGGCGGCCCTATCGTCAACGAGCCCCACGTGGCGCTCATCGGCGAGGGGCAATACAACGAAGCTGTTGTGCCTCTGCCCGATGGCCGCAGCATCCCCGTGCAGATGACCGGGCAGCAGGACGCGCGCCCGGTGAGCGTGAACTTCCAGATCCAAGCTTTCGATAGCAAGGATGTCACCCGCGTCATCCAAGGCCAGGAAGACCAGATCAAGAGCATGATCATGCAGGCCGTCATGGAGGACCGCGCGTTTAGGGGACGGATGGGATGACTTCTGTAGTGCTGCCCAAGGGCGAGAGCTTCTCGTCGCCGGACTGGTCTAACAACCCGGCGTCCTCTGACAAGATCTGGGGGCCCTGGTGGCAGCAGTACGTCAACTACCAGCCCAATCACGACCTAACCTCGGGCACGGCCCCGGACTGCCCCTATCTGTCGGGTGAGCCCCTGGAGTCCATCTCCACGGGTCAGATCTACACGAGCCATCTTGTGTCGCCTCTGCCCGGAGCGATGTGCACGGATGTCTCTGGCACATCACAGTCTTCGCAGCGCGCGTTCCTGTGCCGCGAGGAAGACGCCATTGCCAACGACGACAACACCTACAAGGTCAAGTTCGCGTTGGCCGACGCCGGAGGCGGGCAGCTTGGTAGCAGCGTGACCGAGCGCAGTGGCGGTGCCAGTGGCGTGTACTCGATCAGCTTCCCGACCAACGACGCCACGGAGGACGTGGGTCTTCCCACTAGCTCCAAGGACGCTGGAGGAACCACGGCGGGCTTGCAGGGCGGCACCCTCGGGACCCTGTTTGCTGTTGCGCGCGGGAATCAGGGCATGACGGGTTTGCACGCGCTCTGGAACGGCAACTCCGTTTTCTTTCGAGTTGGTGCTGGTGACCCTGAGCGCATCACGGCGGTGTCCGCGAACCTGGGGCAGAGTGAGTTTGCTGTCGGGGGTTTTGATGCCTACGCCTTTTGCGCGTACCCGACACCCAACGCTAGCACCGAGGCGGTGGACCTTGATCTAGAACTGTGGCAGATCAAGCACACGACCGGAGGAGACTCAGCCGTCCGCCTTGCCAAGCAGACGATTGCCGGAGGCGTGTCGCGAATCAAGTTCGGCCAGCCCTATCACCTCAAGGTCGAGGTCGAGAACGCGGCGAGCAGCGTTGAGATCAAGTGCTACATCGGTGCCTACAGCACTCCTCACAACGGGGACGTGGCGGAGGTGCAGTGCTTCAAGGACGATGAGTTCGCAAGCGGCACCGCCACGGTCACCGCTGGAACCGATGTGACGGTGACGACCTCTACGGGCATCGTAGAGCACACGGCCTCTGACCGGATCGTGTCTTACATTGACCGGACCTTTGGATGGTCTATGGGGCGAGACAGGTCCCAGGATGTGAGCGACCGGACTTTCGCCAGCGGTCAGGTCATCGTGCAGGCCGTCGAGTCCGTCGTCTCCCTTGAGGTGCTGAACACGTCTACGGCGGGGCGCACCTACTACGACAACTGGACTCGATCTGTGCCGGGCGCACCAGTGGGCCAGCCGGGCTCGATTCGGACGATCGAGAACCAGTTCGGCGATTACGGCCCGCAGCGGCTTGGCCGCTTCACGCTCGACTACGACGCTCAATACACTTGGCCGAGCAATGACGATCGCCAAGTAAGGCGTTCGGCTTGGTGCAATGAGCTTCCGCTGGACTACACCAGCTACGGCCAAGACCACATCAAGTTCCTCTACGGCTACGACCTCACGTCTCCGGTCGGAACGGACTATACGCCGGATGGGATGTTCCGCACGATGGTGGACACGTTCCCGCAGACGCGGC